ATAGATATAACCAAGAGTTTATATCTTTTAAAGACTATTTTGAATTAGCCGATGATTTACATCAAGCTAATAACTACATCGACAATTATACTAGACATTTACTATACGATAGTAATAGTACTGGTGTATATGGTAGACGTATCGAAGCCAATATGCCTATCATAACTGAACGATACCCATATCCTGATTTTAATCGTATATCTAAGATATTCAGTTTTAAGTATAAGAATCTATGATAAACACTATCATAAATATTAATCATAATATTTGAGCCAGTTTTACCTGATATATTTGAATAACCACAAGGAGAGAAAGATATATGGCTAAAGCAAAAGAAGCTACTACTAAGAAACAAACTGACCGTTTTACGGTTGCTGAAGTACGTGAACAATTATTGGCTACAATGATTAAAAATAATCAAGACATTATACAATGTGTAGCTAATACAGAGCAAATACTCGAAGAACTAAACGACATCAAAACTAAGATGGCTATATTAGAAGAAGAACAAGCGGCTAATAAAGCATCCATCGAAAAACAAGCAGCTAAACTTGATTCTTTCGTAGAAACTGAAGCTGAAGTTAGTACTAAAGTAGATACATTGTCTGCTACTTTAGTTGATCATATTAATAAATATGATAGCAACGTAAAAGCTAACTTAGAAGATAAAGCTGAACAACTTAAAGAGTTATTCGCTACAGCTGAACCAATTAAACCTGAAGAGTTTATCCAACCTAACATTAATCTTACACCAGTATACATCTTATTGGCTGTAATGATTATTGTAAACTTATTCGTTTTATATCATGTATACTACTAAGAAGAACCCCATATAGGTCATTGACCTATATGGGTAACTTTTTACTTCATAGCTCACATATATAAAACAATAGTTGATTGACTATGGAGGTAAACAAAATGGAAGAGTTAAAATTAGAGTTTATTTTAAAGAATGATTTCAGTGGTATGGGTACAACTACTGAAGAAGCTATTGAAGATTACAAGAATAATAAGAGTGAGTTTTTTGCTTATCATGGTGAAGATGGTAGAACTAACTTAGTTATTGCAGATCAATTACAATACCTATTTGTAACTGACTTGACTATCGCTGAAGTTAATAAGCAATTCAGTACATTACTAGAGCTATCTATCAATACAGTATTCGATGAATACATCGAAGTTACTTCTCCATACTTTGAAGTGGTTAATGATAAGCTTGTAGTATACGTATATACTGAGGGTAGATTCCGTATATTGATTATGTATGCAGCTAATGTAACCAATATCGTTATGAAGACTCAATCTGAACCTAACCCAATGGCTTTAACTGACCCTAACTTTATTAAGAAAGCTATGACTGAGCTATTAGCTAGTACAGATAAAGTACAAACACATGAAGACCTAGTTCAAGGTGTAATGGCTAGAGTAAAATATGCATATAACGGAGTTGTCTTATTCGGAGACATGTTCTTCAATAACCGTTATAACCTAGATAGTAGAGAATTAGTAGATCTATTCAAGAAATACTTGATGGAAACTATTAATCCACATGAAGAACCAGTTGAAGAAACTATAGAACCAGAAGAAACTGTTAACGAGGAGCCAGATAATGACATTCCTGAAGCAACTTATTTAGAAGGTAATCCTGAAGACTAATACATTTATAGCACACTGGGCACTTATAGCTCAGTGTGCTTACTACCCCCTCATAAATGACTAATGAAATTAATTTATAGATGTATATTATAGCTGTGATATTGAACAGCTATTCTTTTGGCTGATGTTTTTATTTCCATCAAGAAAGGAGAAAGTCTATGGATAAGTTCAGTATTGATAGTTATATGCCCCATGGACAGATGGGAGTACAAACTATCACAAGAGAAGAGTATGAAGCCTTACCTGGAATGGGTGAACAGTTCATATCTATTTCTAATTTAGAGGGTAATCCTCATGTGTTTCAAGATAGAAAAGAAGGAGAAACTAAAATGTATTTCGATGGCTTACGGGCCCGCAACAGACAACAACAGGTAGCACAACAAGTTCAACCTGTACAAGTACCTACACCAGTTGTAGATACTACAGCTTTACAATGTGAAGCTCTAACTAATCAAATTGAATCTATTAAGGCAACTAATAGAGAACTAATGAAGCATGGTGAAAAGTATATTCAAACCATCTTTGATAATGCAGACAAGATTGAAGATCTTAAGAAGGAACTTGCTGCACTTAAAGGTGAAGTATACAAAACACAATCCATGTTCATCTCATTAACAGGTGAGGCAAACGAAGAAGTGGTAGAAGAACCACAACCTGTACAACAACCAGTACAGCAACAACCGGTGCAAGCTAATGTGGCTAATCCACAAAACTTCACACCAGAAGAGCTAGCATTCATTAATCAGAATGCAGAAGCTTTCAATCAGTTGACCAATCAAATGCTTCAAATGCAAGCTCAAGGTCAACACGTTCCATCTCTTGGTGAGATGATGGGTGGACAACAAGTTCCACATCAGCACAGCCATGACTGTGGATGTGGTCATCACCACCAACAACCAGTACAGCAACAAATGCAGTACCAACAACCAACACCACAACCTATGATGCAACAGCAAACAGTTCCAGCTGGTGTATGGTATAATACTGGTATGCAACAACAGCCTGTACAACAACAATGGCAACAACCACAAATGGTTCAACCACAACCAGCTCAACAACCTCAAGGAAGAATGTCTTGGGCTGATATGGCTCAAATGGTTAACCAAGGTATAGCTACTAGAGAAATGCTAGATAGAGGCATCGACCCTAATGTACATTTCGATTTCCAAGATGCTGTACCGCTCTACAAAATATATGAGGCTCAAGCACAACAAGATGCTATAATGGCTCAACAAATGATGCAATACCAACAACCACAACCTATGATGGGTGCTATGTCTCAAAACATGGCTATGGGTAATGCACCTAAATTTGATTTCGAAACAGCAGTTCCTTTGGATTATGGATTTAATAATCAACCACCGATGAGTGGTATGAATACTTTTATTCCACCAACTGCTAGTAGAATGCAGCCAGACGTAAGTGGTTGGCATAGACCACGAGGCAATTTTAGTACTGATAAAAAGCTAAAAGAAATTGCAGATAGACGTGGTGTATCTGTAGAGTCTTTAAAGACTCCTACACAAATGACATGGCAAGAAGCAGCTCGAGCTGAAGCTATAGCTTCTACACCAGTACTAATCAATAGACTTCAACAGTTAGCGCATGAGAAAGGATACAAGGATATTCAGACTCTAATTAATTCTGGTGAAGTTGATTTTGATGCTATGCTTGAGCAAGTAGCTCAAGAGATGACTGATAAAGTCTATAACGATCTTAAAGAGAATCCAGTACCAGTTACTGAAGATCCAATAGATCGTTTGAGTGATGTATATGATGCTAAGAAATGGTTAGGATTCGCTAATCGTCCAGAAGAGATTGAAAACGATATCCATATCCGTAATGCTTATATTAACCGTCTTAATGATATGATTTGTGGTGTACCTCATGATGTACCATGGAAACCAGAGAATACATATGAAGACGTACTATCATTCTTAAACGCATATCCAGATCGTGCTGATTTGGAACAAGAATTCGTATTAGAATTATATGAAGACTTATTACTATCTCGTGGTCAAGACCCTACTGAGGGTGTCTTCCCACAACTACCTAGAAACCAACGTATCATTAGTAGCCCACATCGTACATACTTCCATGGTGCTGGGTTACCTAATATCACTTCTAACACCACATCTGCATCTCAACAACAATTGGCTATGCAATATCATACCCAAATGGCTGATGCTAGAATGCTAGCTTATGAAGATCAACGTCGTAACTGGGAATTGATGACCACTGTTGGTAATCATCCATTAGCAGGCTATCCTGTAAATCCTAACTGGCAAGTCATGGTAACACCTAAAGACTCCAGTAGTCTTAATATCCTAGTGGATAAATTCTATGTTCCTGTATATGATGTAGGCTATATGGAAGCTCCACCTAGTGATAAAGCTATCGCTGAAATGCTTAATAATCCTGGTCTAACTCCAGAGCAACGTGACTCTAAAGTTAAAGAAATCAATGATTATAAAGCAAGATACAATGAATGGCTTAAACGCTATAACTGGGAACAAAACAAACAAGCTTTGTTTGATAAGTTACAGTTACTAGTAGATAAACGTGGCATCTACGTTAAGCAAGTAAACAGTGCAAGATATGACCAAGATACTTATAATCTATTGATGGAAAGTATCAATTCTTGTGACCGTGGTATTGCTAAGATGCAATCAGAGTTACCTACACCAAGACCTGAAGATCCAGCATGGTGTGATGAACAAAACCTACTATATGCTAACTATTTGATTGATCAATACAATCAACGTAGAGAGGAGTATGAAAGACGTGCATTGCGTAGATCTTGGCAAGCACGAGGTAATAGACTAGGCTGGACATTCCCTATGGATGAAGTTAAAGCACAAGTACAGCAAAATGATATGCTTAGACATTTCATTCCTAATACTAGTGTATTAACTCCAGCAGAAGCGCACCTATTCAACAAGGAATCTGCACGATTCGCTAAAGAAGAGTATGAAGCTAAACACGAGAATGCTCGTAAGTTCCACGAAGATAAAATGGCTTGGTGGAAAGGTATGTGGGTATCCTCTTATATGGTAACAAACCAAGTTGATAAAGATGCTGCATCCAAAGTATATGATGAGTTAGACCCATATGGTTTAATCTATCAATACATCTATGACCCAAGACTTCAAACAGAAACTTCCAAGAAGCTTCGTAAGATGGAAGATTGGGAATATCCTGATTGGGATATGCTAACTCAAAAACGTCGTATCGATTTCGATGAGAAAGAGTTAAGACTTTATAACTGGCGTATGAAGAACCAACGTTTCCGTGATGCGGTTATTCCTGTACGTCCAGCACCTGAATGGTCTGCATTCCAAGGAAGAAATGGTCAACCTATTATGGTTCCTACGAACTTCTATCCATGGGCTACAGCATTCAGTAACTACAAAGCAACTGGTGATAAAGAAATCGATAATAAGAATTTCGAAGCATGTGTAGCTAGAGCAGAGATGATTGAGAAAGCTCATCGTAGACCTAAAGATTTATCTGAGAATGCTGGCTATTATAAACGTGCACCATTCCAAGAAGCATTAAGTAGTTATAAACACAAGACTCGTATCGGTCAAGTATCTGACTTACTTGAAGAATATGAGAATGATGAACAATTCAAAGACATGATGGATAATTATGTCTACTTAGAAGAAACTGGTAAACTAGCTGGATATGATTACAATAAAGATAGAGTCAACTTCGAGAACTCTATCCTAGAACAGTTCCAAGCCGTCGGACAAAACTTACCAGAAGGGTCTTGCCTAAAAGATCCAGAGTTTGATACTTACAATGGTAAATCTATGGATTCTATCGCTAAGCATCAAGTTGAACTGAATATGCAAGCTAACGATGCAATCAAAGCATATTTATCTCCAGAACTAGGAGGCACATATGATCGTAGCAAGCACATTAGCTGATGATGTGAGACTCAACCTGACCAATAGTGGAGTAGATATAAGAAAGATACATCTAGATGCGATGTATAAGTCATTAGCTTATACTGTACCATTAGAAAGAGCTTTCGATGATCTCCAAGGACCTATGGTTGAGGATCTATTTGATGCAGAGACAATCAAATCTATTAAGTTAGCAGTGACTAACCCAAAGATTAAATTCTTCAAGGATAAGTTTAGAATCTTAGCAGGTATACTAAACCCACTAGGTTATATACTAGCACATGCTGGTACTAACCGTGTAGTATTCCAACCACAGTTTGATGATTCTTTCGTAGTTAAGATTGGTTTAGATATTGCTGGACGAACTAATAATCCGAATGAGATTGTTAACCAGAAATATCTTAAACCATTCGTATGTAAGTGCTTTGATACCACGGATGATGGTGTTATAGGTACTTTCGAACGTGTAGTTCCTATAGAGAACTTAAACCAATTGTGGTCTGTACGTGAAGATATCTTTGATATCATGCGTGCTATAACTAAGAGATTTGTTATTGATGACTTTGGGACTGAGGCCTTTAAGAACTGGGGAGTTCGCAAAGGCTTTGGTCCTGTATTACTAGACTATGCTGATATGTATATTCTAGATAAAGATACGGCATATTGTCGTAAACCTATAGACTGGCATAGTACTGCAGTATGTGGTGGTGAGCTAGGCTACACTCCTGGATATAATAAGATTATGTGTAAGAAGTGTGGTGGTATAGGTAAAGCTAAGCAATACAAGGGCAAAGAGAAATTGTCCGTTTATGTTCCATCAAGGGGGATCGACATGGGAATCAAATGCGTAATTAAAGTAGGTGGTAAAACAGTATTCAGCACAGAAGAAGGTTTTACTAATCAAATAAACGAGAATAAAGAAGAATTCGTAGCTCCACATGAAGTAGTTCTCAATGACTACCGTCAAGCTATTGATGATATGAAGACTGAGACTGAAAAGGTTAGAGAGCATAATGACGAATACTTAAAGCAACTTCTCAAAGAAAGAGAAGAACGTGAAGCTCGTAAAGCCGAAGAAGAAAAGAAAAAGAATGATGCTAAGATACGCATCATTGTTACAGCTGATGGTGTAAAAGTAATTAGACCAGAAGAAAAGAAAGAAGAACCAGTTATTGAGAAACCAATCAAATTGATTACTCATGATGGTAACCCTTCAAATGTAGTTGACCTTACAAATGGTAAGATTTATGACTTTACTGAACCAGTAGAAACTGAGTCTAAACCTGAAGTTGTAGAAACTAAACAGGAAGAAAACAGTAATGTAGATAAACAGCCTAATGTGGTTGAAATCAAGGAGAATGAAGAAACAATGAATGATAAAATGCTTATGAACATGACAGACATCCGTTATTTCAAAGAAGTATTACAAGACCGAATCAATGACTTTATGAGTGAGATTGAAACTTATGAAGATCATGAGTTGAAAGACATTGTCAAAACACTATCCCAAATCAAAGGTAAGAGTGAAGAAAACAAACCAATGTTACTTACAGAGATCTTGCCTGACTTCTTATGTATCGATCTTGAAAAAGATGGCTTTAAAGAATTGGATGGTCCAGTAATGTATACTGTACGTGTAAACTCTTCTAAACTATATGGTGTAGTTGGTGAAGATATTGAACGTCTAATCAAAGACATCGAAGCTGTACGTATTGAACGTGAAGCTGAAGTTCAAGAATCTCGTGTAACTAATAAAGCTACTAAGCATAAGAAAGTTAAATATGGTAATAAGAAGTTTGATGCAAACTTCTAGTCAGGAGGTTTAAATGAATTATGCACCACAGGCTCCAAGCCCTTTCATCATAACTAACTCTACTATCATGGTAGATAACTTATTGGCTAGTGGAAGATCTTCGAGGGTTATTGCAATTACAGATGAACCTATGGATGGTGGTGGGATTATTACAATCCCAGCCTACCTTCCACCGTTTGAATTGGTAGCAGAATATTTAGATGCACAAGAACGTTACAATGGTAATGTAGCAGACCAAGTATTTAGAGACCAATATATGGCTTACTTGCAATCTAATAACACTGTCGTTTTGAACAGTGCATTGCTTGTAGCTACAGGATTACTTACAGGGAAGCAAGTATTACTATACTTCCCTAAAGATGAATGGGATAGCTTCAATCTAATCCCTGAAGTACTAATGGCATTCTTCCAAGAGAAACTCCAAAGTAAAGTTCCGATTGAGAATATGAACTTGGGTTACTCTGATGATGCTTATGCTATTTACCCAGATATGGGTGCTGGTTTTGATGCATTGATTTGGCTACAGCAAAGCAATAATATTTCCTATGAGAACTTTATTGCTTTATTCAATAGAGCCCAAGCATCTCAAGCATTCATTCAAAATGTCTTGTACAATCAACAACCAATGCTTATGGCTAGATATGGCAATAGCTTATCTCTTGAAGATGCTGACCGTATTGCTAAAGCCACATATGAAGCATCGCTACGTGGAACAAGGACATCTATGTTTGTAAGGAGCTAATTATGAAACTAATCTTTACAGACGTTATTACGTCTAGATTATATGAAGATCTCTTTAAGCTTAAAGAAGATATCCATATTAAAAGTCTAGAATCTCTTGAAGGTGTAGCTGAGATTATATATGCATTACGTAACTATGATCCAGCTACAAAAGAGTATGATCACATGTTTGGTGACAGTGTAATGAACCAATCTCAAAAGGCTTTTAAAGAGCTATTTGAAATTGCTACATGTGTCATCAATAATAACACAGCTATCATATCTTTAGATATGTATAACGATTGGTTATACAATATCGCTGAAGTAATAGGTGACTTCTTTAAAGAAGAATGGGGTATTGAGCCAATCTATATCCGAGATGTAACTGATCAAAAGTTACTATTGGATTATGACTATTTTAATTCAGCAGAAGACTTAGACTTCCCAAGCATCAATCAATCGTCTGGACTATACGCTCAAATATTACAACAAATAGCAGAGCATAAACCTCTAAGAGGTATGCCATCTACATATGGTGTACAAGCAAGGAGTATGTTTACTAATGAGCTTATATGATAACGTATTAGCCAGACGAGACTATGTATCTGATATAAGAATGGTAATCGATAGTAATATCGTGGAGTACGATATTGAGAAAGCCAATCTTAATATTCTATACAAATATGGAAAGATTGATGATACTACATATGATATGGTTTATCATATGGATAGATACCATAGACAATACTTTATGGGGAATTTCATAAGAGACAACCATCTCAGTTCTACCTTAGCTGAGGGGATTAAGAAGGCCAAGTTAGCCTTTCTCGAGAAAAATGAAGTTCCCTTAGTATCCCTACTGGAGATACGTAATGATGCGTTATTTCTCATAAATCCTAGTATATTATACCCAGAACTTGATGGTATAACCTTCAAGGCAAAGTCTGTATACTATGATTATTTAGAGCTAAATAATATGAGTATCTTCTTCACTAGAGATATGCTTATGACATATTTCGAAGTTAAGGGTATGCCTAATAGGGTTGTGGATTTACACATCCCATATCTATTGAAGTCTTTTGATAATATAATCAATGTCTATAAGAGAGATAAGCGTAATGCTATTAAACAGCTCCATGGACTATACAATGATTATATTGAACGTAAGTTGGATATAGGGTACTATAGACCATTCAATATATTCTCTCAGTATGAGTTTAGAACTAGCTGTAGTCAGTTTAATCTAGACTATGTGCCTGAGCAGTATAAGAATGCTATTGATATCTCATTCAATGAAAGAATCTTAAGAGAGTTCCACTCTTTACTTCTTCAAGATACATTATAAGACAAAAGAAATCCCCATATAGGCAATG